GTTCTTCTAAGTGAACCTAGAATACGACCAAACTTACCTTTTGCGTCATACTCAGCAGTTTCTAGAATCATCCACTCATCATCACACATTTTCTTCAAAAACTCTTTAGCGGCAAGGCCATATTTCTTTTCTTCCAAATCTCTTGTGCGTGACTCAGGAGTATCAATACCATACAGACGCACTCTTTCTTTTTTTAGCCATACACCAAAACCAAGGTCGATGTCTATGTCAACAGTATCACCGTCAACGACTTTTACTACTTTGCATCTGTATTCAAACATTATCGTGTCCTTCCTTGACCTCTATATTTTTTGTAACTTCTTCTTTTCGCTTTGTTCATTTTTGTTAGCGATGGTTTACTTCCAATAGATGTCTTATGATAAGTAGGCTCCCATGCTTTTGCTTGAACTATTTTAGCCATCTTCATTTCTCCCATTGACTAATTTTTGTAATTCAGCAGTGCTACCAACAAATAACGCATTCGTTACATTCTTTGGTGCATCATTCTTTTCTTCAATTTTCTTCAAATCTTTCACTTTTTTCTGTATATCTAGCAAATCTTTATTTGCATCTACGAGCGTCTTTGTGAGTTGAGAGACCACCTCAAACGCTCTAGGATGCTCACTCGCTTTCGCTAGTTCTATTAGTGTGTCGAGAGCCTCTGAGCCTTTCTCAATAACGCCATATAGATTCTCTCTAGCGTATTTGTAATCGGATTCAATGTCTTGTGCATTTTCTTGCGGCTCCAAATAAGTGCTTTCAACACTTTTCTGCGGATTGACATCCATCAAATCACCATCTAAGTTTAGAACTTTATTAAGTCCTTCAGTCACATTATTTTGCATTTTATCTTACCACTGCTGAAAAGTTGTTTCCTGTAAAGAAGTTTTCTGTATCAAACGCAAAACCATAAGTAGAGTTTGCACTAATAGCACTTCTATCTACGCTTGCAGATGAATTTGCTGTAGGTGAACCATTTGCAAGTTGGCCAGGTGTTAGTGTAACTCTCTCCGCTTCAAAATCAGAAGTATTTACAACAATAGCACCAGTTGAAGTATTTGCACTTGGAATAATAAAGTCTGTAATCGTTCTTGTAATCACACCCTTATTTGTAACAGGGCCGTAGATGTATCCTTTAACTGTAAAATTAAGTGTGTATATAATTGCTCTACGAGTTTGGAAGTCTGCTTCATAAGTATCTTCCATTTGTATACCTGTAAGAACTGTAGGAACATCAACATACACACCAAGAGAAGGAACAATCTTTACGGAGTTTGTCCATTCTGGTTTGAAGTATGGTAAGATTTGTTCCACAACTTGAACTGCATCCTCATTGTTTGCAAACATACCATAAAGAGTTATGTCAATGTTATATGGTGCTGGTGCAAAACTAGAGCGTAAAGCGTTGTTACCAGAACCGATTGATGTAATACGATTCTGTTTATTCATTGCTCTTGCAGAATCATATGAGAAACCAGTGATTTCAAAAGCAAGTCTTGGAAGGACAGCCGCTAAACCTCTGTCAAGATTTGCATCTTGTCTGATACGAGCAAGATACTTTTCTTTTGGACCGTATGCAATAGGAACACGAATAGTCTGTATAGCAGTTCCAGCACTATTATAGCGAACTACATCAATATCATTGAACATATTACCAAACATGATAATATATTTTCGGATTGCACTATGATAATCAAATTGTCCAAACATTACCAACTACCTCCTTCAGAAAACGGATTGCTTTCAGAGAAGTCAAGGAATGAACCAAGTGAACCAGTTGACCGTGTTTCTGCTTGGAAGTATTCGTTATTAGCAGTAGTCTTAATGCTATCAACTCTGTAATCTTCCGCTATGATTGATGAGCCATCTTCAAATACAAGAATATTACTTGCTTCATCAAGCAACTGGAAGTCTTGCATAACAGCAGAATGGTCTGTCTGCAAATCATCAATAGCGGCAATACCTGTATCAAGTCTTTCGTGTGAGTATTCAAATGCTTCACACTTCAAATCATATGTCTGCAACTCACCCATTTGATAGAAGACTGCTTCATCCTCAACAAACTTAATCTCAAATAAGGTTGATGTAAGTGGGAAATAAATCAAATCGCCTTCTAGTGGACGAGTTGCATTTTCACCATCTTCTTGTGCAATTAACTGTGTCTCATCAACCTCTTGTTTCCATCTTCTCTTTGCAACAGTAAATGTAATTTCGTCACGAATCTCCACATTAAATTTAGATAGGAAGTCACCCTCTCCTTCAAATCCTTCAACATTCTTGATATACATTTCAAGTTCATATGCTTCATCAAATTTAGACAGCACATCTTCTCCAAAGAGAAAGTCCTCTTTGACTAGTGTTCTTGGAATATAGTAACAGTCATATCCATATATCTTGATAGACTCAATAACTAAGTCTTCAAGTAGATTTTGCTGTCCAAAATGTCCAAAGTTATTGAAGTAGAGATTTGTTGCCATTAGTCATTTATCCAATCATGTCCATTACAGGCATAGAGAATTTAGAAATAATTTCTTCTTCCAGTCTTTTGATTTCTTCGTCTGCTTCTGACCAGATTGTTTGACCATTGAATGTTACACCGCCAGGCAATTGCATACCTTCAAACTTCTTGAGATTCTCACCCCACTGTCTTTTGAAGAGTTGTGTGCAATAACCACGCAACCAATAATCACCCCATACTTGTGTGTATGTGTCGGGGTCAATAACACGATAGCATTCGATAATGAGATACTCGCCTGCTGTTACTCTCGCTGACCAGTCCATATCAATGTATAGTCTGTCCATATGACGAGAGAAGCGTAATGGTTGCTTACCCACAAAGATTTCTTCCATAAGAGCGATACGCTCCATAGAGGAAACATAGTTTTGAAACTGAGAATGCGCCCAGTCATAAATTTCGTTGAGTGTAATCTGATAACGCAAGTTGAATAGATTGTTTGCGTTTAGACCCGTTCCTACTGGAAACAGATTTACGACACCAGTAATTGTAGTTGGTATAGAAATATATTCATTGGTAATATCAGATGCAGAAACTTGATGCTTTAGAAAAGTTCTCTCTGTGCCATCAAAATGATAATCACGGTAGAACTCCAAAGCGTCATCAATTCTATCTTGCATCTGGTCTTCATCAATGTTGATTTCAACTACTGGATGACCCAATCTGCGTAGGCAATATTTCTTTAATTCTGTTCTTGAGCGAGGATTAGCCATGTTAATAGTTCCAGTTTGTTTTGTTTTCTGGAACTATTTATATGTTTTGCAAACTATCCGAATACGATAGAGAATGCAATTGCTTTACCATTTACATCTGCACTTGTCGCTACAGAAGTTCCATTAACTTGAACATCGGTTGTTGCATTCAATGTTCCAGTAACCAAAACATGAGGAGATGCGTTTTTAACTTCTAATCTCTCTGTGCCGCCAACAACAACACGCCATTCGTTACCGTTGTGGAACTGGATGTAGGTGTCTGTGTCAGCATCATGAAAAATTCTATCACGAAGATAAATGTCTTCTACATCATTAATTACATTTGAGCCTAGCGTCAGCGTTCCATTAAGGGTCATCCCTGCAAAAGTAGGGCTGTTTCCTGTACCAACTGCTTGACCAATAGAAACGGCGTCAGCCGAAACTGTAACACCAGTGCCTGCACCAACATTAAGCGTTGTCGTTCCACTAGATGTGACTGTTCCCCCACCTGTCAAACCATTACCAGCACTGACTGTGTGTGATGTCACAGTACCAGTTGTGGTTGAGAAACCAGCATCGTTGTTGAAGATACTTAGTCCGATTTCGTTTGCGGCCTTTCTTCTATCTGCACCACCATCTAGAACAATAAACTCATCTGTTCCCACCATAGTGGCTGTCATGTCAGTGAGTTCAGACATATCAAGCGCAAGAGAGATTGTTCCTGATGATGTAACTGTGCCACCACCAGAAAGACCTGTGCCTGCTGAAACTCCAACAGATGTTACAGTACCAGATGTTGAGGTAGAACCTGTAGAACCAGTTGCTACAGCAGTTACTCGTCCATAAGCATCTACTGTAATAGTATCAATCTTTGTGCCATCGGCGGTAGAACCATATGTTCCAGCACCAACACCAGCAGTTGCTAGAGATATACTTCCGCTAGATGTTACAGTTCCAGTTAGTCCAGTTCCACCACTTACACTTGTCACAGTTCCAGTTGTGGTTGAATATCCAGCATCGTTGTTGAAACCAGAGATATTGATGTTGGCTTTAGTCAACTTGTGTTGTGAACCATCAGCACTATCTACAACTACAAAATAATCACCGTCAGCATTTGTTGTGGATGTTGCGAGTTCATTCAAATCTAGTGAAAGAGTATGCGTAGTTCCTTCACCACTTGTTGCCGCAGATGAATCTATACCAGTTCCACCAGTGATTGTCGCAACATAGTTGCCAGTTGTGTCTGTGCCCAGCGCAATACCGTTAGTGGTATTAAAGCCAGATATTGCAATATTACCTTTGGTAAGTTTTCTCTGAACATTAGAAGCATCGACAACAACAAAGAAGTCGCCGTCACCATCTGCGGTTGAGGTAGATAGTTCTGACAAGTCCAGTGTAATATTTGGTGTTGAACCTTCACCTGTTGCTGTAGTTGTATCGAGTCCAGTTCCTACTGTCAACGATGCAATGTAGTTGCCAGTTGTGTCTGTGCCTAGTGCAACTGAGTTTGGTTGAATGGTTGTTGCAATGGAAACAGCATTTGCGCTAAATGAACCCGAACCAGTTACATCTCCAGTAAGAGCGACTGTAGCAGTAGCACCTAGTTTCTGTCCAATATTAGTAGAAACTGTGGTAGCAAAGTTAGCATCGTCACCCAAAGCGGCGGCTAGTTCATTGAGAGTATCCAATGCCGCTGGAGCAGAATCTACAACACCAGCAACAGCATTATCAACATATGTCTTGTTAGCGGCGTCTGTTCCAGCACTTACTGTATCAATACCTTGAATACGACCTGTTCCACCAAGTGTAATGTCTCCACCAGAAACAGTCAAGTCTCCAGTAACAGTTACATTGTCTGGAAGACCAATAGTTACTGCGGCTGTCTCTGAACCAGAACCAGAAACTTCAACTTCGTTTGCAGTGCCTGCGATAGTCGCAACATAGTTACCAGTTGTATGTGTTCCCAAATCAACTGAGTTGTTTTGTTGAGTTACAGCAATCGAAACTGTATTACCTGAGAAAGCAGTAGGTCCACCAGCAACATCACCAGTGATTTGAACTGTAGCAGTTGCGCCCAGTCTTGCATTAGCAAGAGCGATGGTGTTTGCAACTTGCATTCTATCTGAAACAAGTGTGCGAATGGAAGTATTAGTTCCACTAATGCTTGTTAGAACATTATCAATACGGCCTGATTCGGTTGTCACCAAAGCACGAATAGCAGTGTTGGTGCCAGAAACACTTGTAAGAAGATTACTAATACGAGGATTTGTATTAGCGATATAAGAGTTTAGATTTGCCGTGACACTCGAATGTAATGCTTGCGTATTTGCTACTTGCATTCTATCATTGACTAAGTTTGTAATATCTCCTGTTCCAGAAATACTACTACCAGAAGGCAAAGTAATTGCACTACCTTGTGCTGTAATTGTAGCATCACCAAGATTAATACTAGTGCCTGATAGATAAATGTCTCTCCACCTTTGTGTATCACTACCCAAATCATAGGTAATGTTTGCAGATGGAATGAAGTGTGCTGTGTGTTCACCAGAAGAATTTAGATTAGTAATTCTAGGATTAGTGTTAGCAATGTAGGAGTTTAGATTTGCAGTGACACTCGAATGTAATGCTTGAGTGTTAGCGACTTGCATTCTGTCATCAACATCAACACCTCTACCTACTTTGAAGCCACCGGCAGTAAATCCGTCATGCAATCTGAGTTGGTCAAGGTTGGTATCTACTGAAATTTCACCATTTGCACCAGTAAATGAATCATTTTGTGAGGTAGTACCTCTTCTAAACTGAACTTGAGTTGGCATTTATTTTCTCCTACTATGCGCCCACATATGCTTCGCTATCACCTAAGTTTGCTGTGTCTAATCTTCCAACAGGCTCCATGCAATCAAATGTCGTGTCAAGAGGAACACCGAAAGCATCA